AGTAAAGGCTAGGCACGACAAAGATGAAAAAATTTTTTAAGTCTTGCTTTTGAAGGAGACATAATGCATACACAAGAAAGACCGGACGATATTTTACAAATGACAGCAAGAATTGTTGCCCTGATCATGGTTGGGCTCGTAATTAGTCTTGCTGCCTTTCCGTGGCTGGTGCCGTTTATTTGGGAAATGCCGGAAAACACTACGGCACCATATTATGGCTTGCTGATTTATATTGAAATGGCTAGAACGAATCTATATTCAACGCTTCAAGCCAAAAGTAAGAAGGAGGCATAAGATGAAATACGCGCCGTGGCAACAGATTGAGCTTTACGGAAGTGAGGCTTTGTCGAAAAAGTGCCCAGAGGTTGAATGCCTATCGGATGAAGACACCATGTTTATTGAAGACATGGTGCAGACAATGTATGCCGCTAAAGGTGTCGGTCTTGCAGCCCCTCAAGTTGGTAGTACTCTGCGAGTGGTTGTTATGGATTGCTCGAAAGATGGCACCGGTCTCAAGAAGCTTGTTAATCCCCAAATTTGCGCGTCACGAGGAAGAGTTCAGTCCAAGGAAGGGTGTTTGAGCTTTCCGGGGTTGGAGCTTCATGTAACTCGCGCTAAAGAGGTGGATGTGGAGGCTCTTGCTCCCAGCGGTGAGGTTATCAAATTTACTGCTAACGGGCTTGAAGCTATTTGTATCCAACATGAAATTGATCATCTCGACGGAATCACCTTTGAGCAACGAGTTTCGCGACAAGTCCGTCGCCATGCTTTTCGTAAGTGGGATCTAGATAAGGAAGTCGAGAAGTTGGTGAACCTTGGCTCTTATTGAGATAATGTTGGGACTAGCTGTGTTCTTATTCATCAATGAACACTTTATTTCGAAAAAGCTCAATCAAGAGTTACAGAGAGAGTCCATGCATAGGATGCTTTTGCAGACTATTATCGATGAACTATTGAAAGATCAGGATAGTTATGTATCCAAGATCAATGAGTTACAAAAAGAAAATGGCGAGCCCACGGAAAAAGCACTTCAATAAGATTTGGGGAATTGAAGTGGGCGATCTGATCTATGACTCTGGTGTCTATAGTATCTCGGATGAGATTAAATATGGCAAGGTGATTGATCTATACGAGCCTGATGGGGCTAGTATAATGTGTGATGTTTTTTGGTTTGATGATTCTGTGATAGAGCACGGAGTGTCGATTTCTGTTGTGCGACCAATTGGAAAAATACAAAAAATATTGGCTCAAAAAAACACCGAACAGAACATATCCACCGAAGAACTGGAAAAAAAATTTTAAGTTTTGCGTCTGAAGTGGCATTTATGCCCCAAGGGCGTTACGAAGTTGGCAACTCTATTTACCCCACGCCCGCGAGGTAATAGATTATGTCTGACACATTAAAATCAGTGATGGGGATCCTGTTGGTTGTTTATCTTGGACTCTCCGTTTTGGGAAAGTTCATGCTAGTGAACACGATAGGGGTCGTCGCAATCACTGCGGCTCTTCCGCTTATCATGTTTTTGGAGATATGCGATGTTTTGTCTGCCAGTTGTTCGTATCTGTCAGAGAAAATTCAAACCAAAAACAAGTTGAACAAGAGAGCATAATATGTTATTGTGGTTCTAATATGTCTTAGGAACGAAATGAACGATTATTGGTTATCACGCAAAAGGGCTTGCGGGTTTGATGTCGGTGACATTGTTGAATATAATCGTATTCAATCAGAAGCACCGAGTTTTCTCGGCATTGTTCTAGGCTTGGAAATAGTAGAATCGAACCTGTATGAAAAGGGGTATGTCGAGGCTACAATCTGTTGGTTCAACACGTTCATCAATAGTAAAAAAAAGTCTCAAACATTTGAGGACACTCGATGTCTTCGAAAGGTTTGTTAGTCTAATTACTTATGAGATGAAATACTTCCAACGAACGCCCAGTGAGTGTCTACAAGAAGAATGCTCATTGCTGTGCGTTGATATACTTGGAGAGAAGTATTCCAAGGTTCACATCAAGAACCTTGAGATGAACGAAGATGTTTCTTCCTCTGTCACCCACGTAGAGTGTGAACTGTTTGTGGGTGGCGCAGCTTTTACGATCAATGGAAGTGGGCGTGGAATCATTGATGCGCTATATAATGTCATAACTTCAGCGCTCAATTCAAAATATGTCTCTTTGGAGAATATTTATCTTTTAGATTTCTCCATTAGTGCTGATTTTGATAGTCCAAAGAAACGTTCAAGGACAGACGCAAAGGTTGAAGCGCGCATTATTGTCTCAAATGAGAGTAACAGATCCTTTCTTTTTCGACATAAAGCCGAGTCGATGAACGCAGCGGTTATTGTTTGCATAACCAAAATAATGGAATATTTTATTAACTCCGAAGAGACTGTCTCTGTTCTATATGGTTTAATTAAAGACGCCAAAAAAAGAGGTCGAGAAGACCTCAGTCAAAAGTATGTTTATGCCCTCTCTGAACTAGTTAAAAATGTGAGCTATGAAAGCAAGATTAAGAACTTGTCGGAGGTGGACATGAATTGCAAAAAAGGAATGTAAGGGTTTGGGTGTTACTCTTGATAGGGGTGTTTTTTTCAATGAGTTTGCCATGGACATGTCCCCAAGCCTTCGGAAAATCTCCAAAATCAAAATTCTATGACTTCTCTGACCAACTCATCGAAGGCAGCATTAAGAAGCCCACCAACTTATATGTTGATGCCAGACAGGCAGTAAAGTTCGAAAGGTTGCTTAAGCTTAAGAAGTCTTTTTTACCCTCGCTCTTCAAAACAGCCAAAGAAAGAGTATTTAAATAATTTATTTCTTGACAATCTCCCAGATTTGTGGTGTAATACACACGTAAGCAAGGTAAAGGAGCTTTGATGCTACACGAGAAAGCAGTCAAAAAGGTCGAGAAGGCACTTGGGGTCGAGGTCCAGCATGGCGGCAACGGGCGATATTGGGCTGAGTATAATGGTCACATTGTCTCTTGGCGCACACAGCAGTGGGACGGTAAGGAAACCGGACACGGTTGGCATGTTCGCTCCGTGGGCGATGTGTCGGATCCGATGACAGACTATTACGCCGGTTCGTTTCGCAGTAACTGCACACAGATGATTAATGCAGTCAGACCGCCTGAGCCCAAGTTCCCTGTTGGTTGTTTGGTCCGTGGCAAGAACAACAAGAGGGCAACGCGACAGGGTTATGCTGGCAAGGTCGGACTGGTCACAAAGACCGGCACCTATCTTCGTGTCAATTGGCTTGGAGAGGAAGAGCCGGATTATGCAGTGACTTACCCCGAGCGCGACCTAGAACTGATTTCGTAATAAACTGCCTATACGCGCTTTGTTTGCCTTTTTTGGAAATCAGCACTATTTATTTGTGCATAATCTCTAAAAAAGGAGGAGAAAGATGAGTGCAGTTGAATCAGTTCAAAACCTAATTGAAATTCTTACGGAGGCATTAGCTGATGCCGAAAAGCACAACCGAGGTGTTGATGCGGCGGGTGCAAGATTGCGAAAGAAGTTGCAATCTATTGTTAATGGATCGAAAGAACTTCGAAGCGAAGTGCAAGCAGAAAGAAATGCTCGAAAGAGTAAGTGAACACTTGACTTACAACTAAAAAAGAAGTATAGTCCAATTATGAAAGAAATTGACCTTATTAAGAAGAAGTTGCCAGAGATACGCGACAGGGGTTACATCCCGACTCTTCGAAAAGGAAACACTGGAGTTGGATATACTTTTGAGTGTCTTTTTGGCATTGAAGAGAATAACGATTCTGGGGCGGATCTCAATGGAAAAATCGAGTTCAAGGCTGGACGCAAAGGCAAAAGCTGTAGAACATCGAGTTTTACTCAAGCCCCCATATGGCATTACCAGATTAGGGATATTATCAAAAAATACGGAAAACCCCATCCCGAGGATTCCGATAGAATTAATTGGTATCCCTCTTTGAGTAGCGACACTAATCCTTCAGGCTTAATTTTGTCTATAGTCGGGGAGGATCTGTTGATTCGAGATCAAAATGAAGATTTGACACTTGGAGAAATACCAATGGAAGTGCTTCGATATCGCTTCCGGCGTAAATTGGACAATCTTCTTCTCGTATACGCCGATTCTATGATGGTCGGAAAAGCAGAACACTTTCATTACAATGAAGCCTACCTCTGTCAAACCCCCGATCTTAAAAAGATCAAACATCTTATCGAGGAAGACCGGCTAGTTGTGGAGCCTCGATGCCATTTGTATAAATCAACTGGCAAGGTTAGAGATCGCGGCGTGGCTTTCCGTATTAATGGAAAACATCTTCGAAGTTTGTACGAGCATGTAGAAAAGATTCTATGAAAGTCGGAGATCTCGTAAAACTTAAGCCCTCGGTGCTTCATTCGACGGCTGACCTTCATATGAGGGATCGACAGGGGCGACGGAGGGATGACGACCACGTTAATATTGTGGGCATTGTTGTAAGTAAAGATAACAATGCAGTCAAGGTTCACTGGTTTTGTCCCGACTCTAATTCCCCACCCACAAATCAATATGTCTTGAAGCTTAAAGTGGTCTCAGAATTATAGTTTCTTCTATTTATGTCATGGAGTATCAGACGAACAATACATCCCTCTGCCATAAACCACTCATGAAAAAAAAGACATCCGATCCTGCTCTTACGGTCTGCAACGATAAGCATGAACCAATATGGTTTTTTGACGACAAGCGCTGTCCTATGTGCAAGCTCAAATTCCTAGTTGCAGACATAGAAGACGATCTGCAAGAACTAAGAGAGCAGTATTATGATGCTGAGTTGGAAATCGAGAGGCTTCGTAGTCGCGTATCTGATTTGGAAGAATGAACAATTCTGAACGGGGCAGAGTAGAGTTGGGTGATCTTGTCGAGTATTGTCTAGATCCCAGATATCCTGCTTTAAAAAAAACATCTAATTCAGATAATCTAAAGAAGTTGCTCGATATTAAGATTGGTGTGGTCGTTGGTGCCCCTGATCAGGATGGGTATATGAAGATTCAGCCAACTCCAGCGCTAGAAAAGAAAGAGACACTAATTGAAATTGAGGTGCATACTGAATTTTGTAGGATTTTAACATGAGCAGTCAAGAGTGTAGAATATATGATCTGTTAGAATACAAGCTCAAAAGATACGTCGACTCTTTTCGCCAAGGCTCAGATGAATGGCATACTGCTATGCAAATATTGCTTTTGTATTTGGACGGAGAGGTGTCAATTAAGTGGTCCTCAGACATTATTTATGTGGTAGACAATAAGACTAATGATACGGCTCTAGTTGCCACTCCCGTTAGCGGGGCTAGCCCAATACACTAATTTCAAAAAGCTTCCAATCACCATTCGCTTTTTCGCTTTTAAAGCACTATTTATAAAGCCAGACGGAGGCACATATATGAGAGTTGCAAAAACAAGGCTCCGAAAGATTATTAAAGAATCGCTTAATGAGATGGGTTATGCTAGCTCTCATGAAGAAAAAGCTTGGGCGAAAGAGAGAGAGGAGTTTGCCGGCAACACCATCATGGATCTAGAAGCGCTCCACGATCAGTTGTATGGTCGCTTTACAGATGATGAAAATAAAATACTCGATCAAGCAATTGCTCTATTGAATAGAGAAGCCGGGAGTTGATTATGAGAATTACAAAGAAACAGATTACAAAAATTATTAAGGAAGAGTTACGACTCGCTGCTGAGTCCACTCAGGCTCAAGATGCAGAATTGCACACCCTTGTTGATAAGCTGATTGGAGCTTGGGGACCAGAAGAGGTCGCCAAAGAGTTGGAGGGATTAGCTCAAGAAATAAGGATGGATCATGGTTCAGCCGATACTTCGTCCGGCGGTGAGATAAATATACCAGAAGCTCCCCCAATTGGCTCTCAAACTCACCAGAGGCGCCGCTTTTATAAGAACCGCTAGAAGGAAAAAACATTAAATGAAATTCACAAAGAAGCAGATTAGAAGAATTATCAAGGAAGAGTTGGGCGATCCCGAAGCCGAAGGGCGCCTTGAGCGCGCGAGGCAGGTAGGTCTAAGCCGGACTGCGCGTCTTAAAGCCCCCTCCAGTGTTGAAGAGGTTGAACTAATTGCAGATCTGATGGCAAATGATCCCGAATTTAGAATTCTAAGCCCTTTCGTTGATAAGTTTAAAAAATACGCCCAGAGTGGTGGCGCGGCTATGAGTTCTTTAGAGGCTGCATTACCAGAATATATACCGGGAAGGTTAATCGCATCTCTTGCCACCAAAGCAAAAGAGGCAATGACAGGCAGCGAAACGCCTATCCCGCAGCCCAAGCCCGCCGCGTCCGCAGCAGATATGGAAAGGTGGGAAAGTGATTATCTCAATGAAGGGAAAAATTTAAACCTCACCACACAGAAACTAGCTCAAATTATTAAAGAGCAGATAGCTGAGGTTGAACAAATGACCCTTAACCAGTCAAGCGTTGACGCAGTATTAAACATGGCTAAGCAGATTGAGCCAATGTTTAATGCGTTTCGGAAGTCCGCAGGACAATCTGAAGTTGCCGCTAGTGATCCTCTTTATGAACAGATCGAGGATATATTGATGGAGCTGCCTTATCAGCTCGAAGAAATTGCTCAGAAGATGAAAAAAGGAGGTATCTAATGAAGAATTTTACTCATAAATTATGGAACTTGTTTAACAGCAAACATTGTTGCTGCTGTTGTGGCTGCTGCCCGTGTGAGAAGTGTTTGGGAGGGTGCAAACTCAAGTGAAAATCTCAGAAAAAAATCTAGTTCAGCTTATCAAAGAAGGGCTGCGAAGAGAAGCCCCAAAAAAAACACGGCTCAAGAGGATTATCAAGGAAGAGTTAGTGGTTCTTGCTGAAAGGCAGCGACCGGGGCACAGAGATCCCGAAAGTGGAAACTGGCAATATCCCGGTGATCCCGGCTATGATCCACGTAGAGATGATTCTCTACATCCCGCAAAGAGCGACTACGGCTTGGGAGAGGAGGAGTATTCAAGGGCTCTTCGTGCTCATCCTGAAGGTGGTCCAGTCGATCCAAACTGGGAGCATCCACTTGAACATCTGCTTGAAATACGCTCGGAGCGACACCCTCAAGGTCAAAAGGTCGCCACAGCCAAGGGTGGTATGAAACCATATGAGCAGGGTTATGAGGCAGGCACAAGAGGTGATCGGTCTGAGATGCCACTAGAGAAATACGGCACACCTTTTTACGATGCTTGGATGAGTGGCTGGGACGACGGGTTAGCTCAATTCCACGGAGGGGGCAGTTACTAATGAAAATCACAAAGAAGCAGTTAACAACAATAATCAAAGAAGAGAGGGCGAAGGTCTTGAAGGAACAAAGAAAAGCCCCAGATGCTAGATGGTGGGAGCTTGCATTCGGCAATGTCATTGAAGACGAAGTGGGTTATGGCGAGGTAGACCCGGAAACAAATCGCAATATCCTTGCTGCTTTGCAGAATATGGTTAGAAATATTAAAGACGAACTCCGAGGAGACGTGAGGTGAAAATCACAAAAGCCCAACTAAAACAAATCATAAAAGAAGAACTTAGTCAAACCAAAGGTGCTCCGATCCCCGGTGCTTTGGATAGTGCTGACGCTTGGTATAACAAATTTATGGAAATGATCAAAACAGAGTTTGACTCTAGTGGATGGTCCATGGCTGGTATCGGTTCTGAATTGCTTGAGGCAATTGAGAGACTACAGCGTCAAGTCAAGGATGAGGTCGCTGCTACGAGCAGAAAGGATTATAGAGAATGAAAATCACAAAAGCACAACTAAAGCAAATCATAAAAGAAGAGATTGATGCCAATGGTGGTGGAGGTTTGCCACGTACTCACAAAGGCGAAACAATCACGCCTCAAAGCGTCGCTGGTGAGCTGTTTAATTTAGCCGCCAAGGTAGAGGCTCTAGGTGAGGACTTCTTTTCCGATAGCGATAGTTTAGCCGACTGGGTTAATCAATTTATGGCTAAACACAACATCATGCAGTAAAAGGAGCATTAAAGTGAATATTACCAAAGAACAACTTAAGAAAATTATCAAAGAAGAATTATTGAGAGAGGGTGAAGGCGATCCGGTTACTCTGCCTGCCGACGTGGTTTTCTCGCATACCAAAGAGACGCAGCAAATTGAGTGGCTTCTTGAAAAAGACCCAGAGGCTCTGCCAGAAGCTCTAGAGCGTTTGAAGAAAGCTAACATGAAATTTTTTAATGCAGTGATGGCAAGCAAGGGGCAGTACGCGCCTGAGCACAGCCAAGAATACACTGGTGGCAGAGGCGGACACTAAAATGAACAAGGCACGCTTAAAGAAGATCATCAAAGAAGAACTTCTCAAGGAAATGATGTTCTCTGATGCGGATGCCAGACAGTATTTGACCGATCGGGCGGATAAATATCGACGTCAAGGTCTTGAAGGCATGGAAATAAAAATGCTGCTGCAAGACGATTTTATGGATGATCTTGGACACTTGCTTGATATTGCAGATTACGAAGATTTAATCGATCAATTGTCACAGCCTGCCCAAGAGCCCTCAAGCTTGCCGCGCAAGCCGATGACTCCCGACCGTCGACTGCGGAGGCTCAGTGCATTGGCAGAGAGTTCAAAATGAACAAGACACGTTTAAAAAAAATCATTAGAGAAGAACTTCTTCGGGAAGCCCAATGGGGCAATTTCACTGGTGGAGCCGCGCCGCTGGACGAACCAGCGAGCGAGGGCGGCTCAATCCCAAAGGAACAGTTAAAGAAACTTTGGGACATATTCACTGACATGGGGAAGACCCCAGAAGAAATTTTGGCAACACCAGAGTTCAAAGAGGCGGGAATTCAAGATCCATCTCAACTGCACGAAGCAGTTTTAAAAAAAATCATCTTAGAGGAGCTACAAGAGGCTTGCGGAATTCAACCCTCACCTTCGCCCGTGGAGCCCTCTAAAGACCATTCTATGAGCCCTCAAGAGGGCGAGAGCCGGATGGCAAAGGGCAACCTTTGGCATCTGACTCAAGATGCTGCCGAGTTGTATGATCTGATGGGCAATAACGTGGATTTGCCCGAATGGGTCGAAGCAAAATTGACAAAAGCTGCCGATTATGTTTCCATGGTTAGGAAATATCTTTCTTATAAAGACGTCGAAGGCGCAATTCCTCAAGATCCAGAAGTTGCCATGATGGGCACGCTGGATGAATATGAGTCGTGATAGAGATTGTTGTAGCCAGTTTGGTTATTTTCTTGACATTTCTTTAATATCCTGTATACTCGTGGTATAAACTATTCCTCAAAGGAGATTTCATGAGTGAACAAGATAGGACAAAAGAAGAGTATGCTGTCGATTACATCAAGTCCTTGGCAGCGGTTGAGGAGGAGATGAAGCCATATCAAGAGCATAAACGCGATTTGCGTAAAAGCTACATTGAGAATGGTTGGCTCAATCGAGATGAGATCTGGGCAGCAGTTAAGGCTTTTCGATTTCTTCAAAAGGACGGCAACATGGACCAATTTAGCGAGATGTACGAAAAGTTGAGAAAATCGGGATTTTGAACTAGAAAATCAACAAAAGTAGAAAAAGCCTAGCATTAGCTAGGCTTTTTTGTTTCTGGGCGTAATGAAGCTTTGCTAACTATTTATAGTGTTTAGGAGGGCTTATATTATGAGTGACGAAAACGATTTTAGTGATGATTTTGATTTTGTAGATCATTACGGTTCAGATGAGGCAGAGGCTAGTGAGGACGCACTGCCAGAAAATGAAGCAATTAGTGCAATTAATTGTGGTTTTATTGGAGTTGGTGGAGGAGGCGGAAAGCTAGTTAAAGCTTTTATTGACTTAGGGTTCAATAAATCTCTTCTTGTCAATACGACTGAAAAAGATCAGCCTGATGGTGTAGATGATTCCCACTTGGTTTTAATTCCAGATGCAGACGGTGTAGGAAAGGATGTTGTTTATGGCAAAAAAGTGCTTAAAGACAACAGCGCCGTGGTGGAAGATGCCCTCAGAACGAAGCTTGGTAAGGTAGACTGGCTCTTTATCTTCGCTGGAGGTGGTGGTGGCACTGGTAGTGCTAGTGGGGCATTACATGACGTTTTTGAGCGTTATTTAAAATCCATTGAAGCCGACGGCTCTGTGGTGTATGTGGTCACGGTGCCTTCTGCTCAGGAGTCTTTAAATGACACCATTAAGAGCAATGCAAACACTTTGCTGGGTGATGTTGAGGGCAAGCCTCACATTGTCCTGAGCAATGAGAAACAACTTCAACTCTTGCGCGGGAAAGTCGGAATATTGAACATGTATTCACTAGCGAACAAGACTTTTGCCAAATTGTTTCACCAAATTTTAAAGTTGGCAGCAGAGCACTCACCAATCCAAACATTTGACTCGAAAGACTTGGACAGTTGTCTCAAAACTGACGGTAGAATGTTTTTGGGTTCTACAGTGGTGAAGGATCCTTCGATTCCACGACTAGGAGCGACAATCCTACAGAACTGCCTAAAGAGATCTCCCTGTCCACAACCAAGAGGCAAGGGGGACGCGGGTTCTCTCTTGTTGGTAATCACCCCAGAAATGGCAGACGATCCTGATATCAGCAAAGGACTGGAAGCTGCTATTTCTTATGTAGGTTCTCGAACCGGCACTCTATTTTCGGGAGTGTATGTAAGGGATAATCTACCGGGCTTGATTGCAATCATGACAATGAGCGGAGTCGACTGGTAATATATGAAAGTCAATTTTGAAATTAAGAATCTAAGCGACGTGGATATCAGTTCTTTTAAGAAGATCTTAGAGGAACTGATTCCTTTTGTGCAAGATCGTTTAGGTTATGATAAGCCAGTTAAGGTGCTTTTCATTTCAGATCCAGAGAACGCAATAAATGTTCTTGGAAAGACGGCACACTATGCTCCCGACACACACACTGTTACGATCTATGTTGATAATAGGCACCCAAAGGATATGTTAAGAAGTGTGGCGCACGAATTGGTGCATCATGCACAAAATTGTAGAGGCGAATTTGATGGTGGGTGCTCAACTGAAGCGGGCTATGCACAGACAGACGCGCACTTAAGAGACATGGAGAGGGAGGCATACGAGAAAGGAAACTTGTGCTTTCGAGATTTTGAGGACCAGCTTAAGACTAACAAAAAAAAACAAACTATTTATATTAACGTCATGAAAGAAGGTCTCAAACCAAAGTATATTAAAGAAGGTTTTAGCGATAGTACGCTTTGCCGAGGCAATTGTAAATCTGAAGCAGAAGCTGGTGCTTACTGTGGTAAAGTCGGGGTCTCGCTGGCTGAAAGCGGCAGACATAAGCTAAGTCGGGAGAGGATAAGGGAAATTGTAAAAAAAGCTTTACAAGAGAGAACACAGGTTACATGTGAGTTCGGTGGACCTAATCAAGTCATTCCTGAAGCAACTGCAACGGAAACGGCTTCTGCGATTGGTCAGGCGGCTTTCGGAGGAGATCACACGGAGCCCGATGCTCCATATCAAAAAATTTGTGTAAAAGGAGGGGGCTTTTCTCCACTGGGAGAGTCACTAAATAAAGGAACTAAAATTATGAATAAAAAAAATAAACTGGGTCTAACTTCTCTATATGAGGGATGGGACAAATTCTTACAAGAGGCTGGTCGACCACATAGTATGCGTGGTGGTAGGACCATGGCAGATCTCGACCGCGAGGCGAAGATGAGAGAAACGGATCCTCGCTCTATCGGGCTATCTACCAAAATCAACAAAGAGTTTCCTGATGCGATTGTAAAGCAGCAGGGCGACGAACTGGTTGTTGTGCTTGGCGACCCAAGTGATGTGGTTGCGCTACAGCAAGACCCAGACATGCAGCGGTGGATGAGCGATGAAATCGGTGATTGGGCGGCAACAGATGATGGGTTTGTTGTTTCGCTACAAGGCGGTTTGAACGAATCTGGTTGGGGTGAGGACGAGTACATGGATGTGCTTGAAGACGAATTTCCATGGCTAGCTAAATCTGTGCAGTCTCAGGAAATTCCCGCCGAAGTAGCTGTGCAACTGGCAAAGGAATACGGCTCAGAGGAGGAGACCGAGGAGCAAATGAATGAGTGGGGTGGAAGACCCTATGATCCAACCGTTCCCGGCGATTTCCAACGCTATCGAGACAACCCGACCGGCGATGCTGAGTATCCCATGACAGCAAAGCAAGAACGAAAATTTCAAGTTGGCGATCAGGTTAGGGTGGTCGACGGTGGGCTTCGCGGAGCAACAGGAGAAATTATTGAACCAATTACACTTGTAACTGGAGAGTCGGGGTTTGTTATCCTTCTAGATTCGCCAGCCGATAAGAAAGTTTTTGGTCAAGCGGGTGATGAGGTTCCTGTCGCCGCTGACAAGCTAGCCCCACCAATGAGTGCTATTAACGAAGAAGACCCGTCCAACGACAATGAGGAGGATACCATGACCACAACACAAGTTAGCAAAAGAGCAGTTTTAGAGGCTGTTATTCGTAAATCTCTAATTGGTGAGAACATCGACCTTGAGCAGTTTCCAAATCCGCTTCCAACCAATCAAGGTGGTGAAACCTTTCTCTCAAAAGGACTTAGGGATGGTGATAAGGGGGATGATAGGGTCGAAGCCGGACCAAAATCCCTCGCCGCTGCGGCGGCGAAGCCATCACAAAGTGCGATTTATCTCGGCAAGGCATTGGGAATGGCTATGGGGCCTATGGGTGATGGAGGAAACTTAAAGGCGATTATTTCCGCAGATGGCTATATTCTTGATGGTCATCATCGATGGGCGGCAACCATGTTTAATAATCCCGGTGCAGACGTGGGAGGCACTGGAATTGAAATGAACATGCAGGAACTAATTCCAATTCTGCGCGCGGCGGGTGATGCTTATGGAAATGATCGGCGTGGTGAGCCATCAGGCGGAGACAAGAATATTTTCAAGGCAACAATTAAAGATGTAGTTGCAACCTTGAAAGTACTCAACAAGGGCACTGAGCATAATTCCCCCGGTGATGCGAAAAAGTGGCTAGACGAGATTGGTGGTATCGACGTGCTGGAGAAACGACTCGCCGCAATCAAGGCGAAGGGTGCTGATGTATCCGCTGCGCCAGCAAGAGCAGAAATGCCGGTGATTGATGCAGATAAGGGAGAAGATCAGAATATTGCAACAAGATTAAAGAAGGGCGCAATTGATATCAAGCCTCCATATACGGAACTACCAGATGATAAGAAAAAAGATGATAGTAAACCCATACATCTCGAAAATTTGAATGAGTATCGGGAGGATTATGGGAAAGTCGACACGGGGAACCCCTTAGAAGATAAGAAGCAAGAATTCAATGCAAAATGGATGTACTATAATGAAGAGTGGCGGCACATGGATCCTGACGAAGAGGAGTGGTGGAATAGCGCCCTTGACGCGCTTTCGAAAGAGATTAAAGCCATGGAAGGTGGTGTTGACCAACACGCTCACCTTCGCACGGGAGGGCTCACCGAGCGCCGACAAAAGCGACGCCATAACGAAAGATATGGTCTCTTAATGGAGCGAATGCTTGGAATTCAGAATTTAAGCCCGATCGGAACCATGGAGAGTCGGACAAATTGGCTTTTTGAAGAGGAGGAAGAGGAGGGGTCAGATCCACACGCATATTGTCCCGAAGAAAGCTATCTTTCTGCACAAGAAGCAGAAAAGGAGAAAGAAAAGAGTGAAAATTCGGGAAATTGGTCAGATTCTGAGATCGATAAACTAGCAAAACATTCAAAAGATTCAAAAAATGGTTGATTTAGATAAAATTACAAGAAATTTCGCCCGAAGTTGTCTTCTCCGAGAGGATGTGGATAGAGCCGAGTTGGATATAGAGCTGTTAATGGAAAGCAATTTGTTTGAGGCTGGATTAATGAGTGCTCAAATTCAATCTGTGCTAGAAGTTATGGAAAATGTCCGCCTAACCTCCAATCGAGATAGAAATCGTATGGCGCTGGCTAAAGAAAATATGAAAAAAGTCCGCAGACACGTCAAAAAGATTGAAGAGCGCGTGGTGATGCTCCAAGAACAGGTTTCCTTGCTTGAGGAGGGCTCAAAAAAGGAAAAAGACGAGGGAGAATAACAATGTCGACACGCCCTGTGATTCTAGAAGGTGGTTTGGGTGGTCATATGGACCATCTTTATGAAAATCCAAACCTCACGTTCGGGGAAATGAAAGAGATTTTTCGTCTTGCCGCCTCGGGAGAACTTGAGGGCACTCAAAAAGTCGATGGACAGAACATTTTTCTCTCTTATTCTCTTACAAGAGGTCATGCAATTGCTGCGCGCAATAAAACCCACCTTAAAGCCGGCGGGATGAATGCCCAAGAACTTGCAAACTTCTTTAAAGGCAGGGATGCGCTTCAAAAAGCCTTTGTCGATGGATTTCGGGCTTTTGAAGAGGCTGTTGCTTCGTTTTCCGATGAAGAAATTGTTGGCGCTTTCGGGCGAGATGGAGAAATCTACTATAGTGCCGAAGTAATTGAACCTGCCAACGCAAATGTTATTGATTACGACGAACAGGTCTTAAATATCCATCGCAGTGGTCATGGAGAGGTTGAGCGAGAAACAGCAAACGTTGTTGCTTCGGATAAAGACCCAAAAATGCAGAAATCCTCTGCTATTCTCGACGCGGCGATCTCAAAAATAGAAAATACTAAGCAATCTAACAATTTTAGAGTTCAAAGGGGCTCAATTGAGAAGCTTAAGTCTGTTTTAGATGGAAAACATGCTGAAGAAGCCATTTCGAGGTTAGAAGCCATCGTCGGGGGAGATTCTGAGACAGTAGGCGAGTTTGTTGTGAAAAAGCTTAAGCCAGTTGTCCAAAAGGGCGTAAAATTACCCAAAGACAAACAAAATATGTTAATTCAGAAAATGTTGGGCTCAAAGGGAATAAATAAAAGAGAAATCAAGAAAGGACTGGACGAGGAGGGGCAAAAAGCAGTTGAACAACTACTCTCGCAGAGTAAAACGATTTTAAAAACAATAATAAAGCCGATAGAGCTAGTGGTACACGATTTTGCTGTCGATGCGCTTCAAGGGATGCAAAGCATTTTTATGCTTGGCGCTCAGGAACCCAAAGTGCAGAAATTAAGGGACAAAGTTGCTGCTGAAATTCAATCGATCGAAGCCAGTGGAGACGAAGCCAACATGGCAAAGCTAAAATCTCAACTTGAGAAAATGAAGTATGCAGAAAGAGGTTTAGAAGGCATCACGACGGCTGCCGAGGGCTTTGTTTTTGATTTTAACGGACACACTTATAAGCTTACTGGCAACTATGCCCCAATCAATCAAATTTTGGGCATACTTAGATATAAGAGGGGTGGGAAAGAGGAAGTAAATGAATCTCTTGCTCGGGGGTCTGGTATTGCTCTTGTTCCCGGTGGTTTTAAGCCCCCTCACGCTGGACATTACGAGTTGGCGGCATGGGCTGGTTCCCAGCCGGGAGTAGATAAGGCAATTGTGCTGGTTTCTCCTCTAGAGAGAGACACAGTTGACGTCGCACAATCATTAGCCATATGGGAGATTTACAAATCTCTTGGCGGAAACTTTGAAGTAGAAGAAAGCGGCGTAAATTCTCCAGTTGGCGCAGCATATGAATACGTTGACAACAAGGCTCGACCGGGCGATACGATTTATGTAATTAAAGGAGAGAAGGACCGTGGAGATAAAAGATTCCAAGATATGCGCGGTCGGAAAGAAGGTGTTGAAGTGAAAGAACTGGTTTCACCAACTTTTGCAGGTGGTGTTAGCGGCACAGTAATGAGAAGTTATATCAAAAAAGGTGATGTAAAGAGTTTTCAAGCCGCTTTGCCTGCCGGTCTTGATCAATCCTCCAAAGATAAGGCTTGGGAAGTTGTTTCTAGCGGAAATATCAACCTGCAAGAGTATTTAAAGCTAGTTATTAATGAAGTTTTAGAGGCAATGCCGAATGCCCCTAGAGATTTTGGAAGACTCGCGGTAGCGGCTCTTGATGGTGAAGAATTGACTCAAAACGTGAGGGCTATTGAAAAAAACGCCCATATGGGCTTTGGGGCTATTGAGGAAGAAGTGGATGAAATAGAAACAATTGAAGAGGTTTCTGCGATGGGCATGGTAGGTGGTGGTTCTATAGAGGGCGGAGCAAAGAGCCCATGGACTGACTTTAGTGAAGCTGACAATGAAAAACAAAAACCGGGAGAAAATAATGGAATATAAGACTTACTCTAGAAAAGATCTGCTTGAAGAGGTGCTTTTGCGTGAAAATATCCGTAAAGTGCTCGGTACCGTCTTGGAAGAAAGAAGGCAAAAAGAGCAAAAAACGTGGTATCTCCGCGAGCTTATTAAAGAACTGTTATTGGAAGCTGATACAGAGGTTGCACCGCACGAGTCGACAGGAATTAATGTTCTAGAAGATCTCCTGAAGAAGATTGTTCCGCAAGTTGAACAAGACTTCAAAACACTTACCACCAGCAAAGAACAAAGAGACTCTTTTCGTGCTCATATTCTAAATGCTACAGAAAATTCAATTGCTCCGATGTCTGCCTTGAGGGATGAAGGCGAGGGCGAGGGGGAACTAGAAGACCTCGATGCCTTACAGGAGGCAGATCCGAATGATGCTCATGAAGTTGCGTCGGACTTGCCGACACCATCGACCGGCGATCAATATGGAAGAGGTGAGTATCCTTTTGGTCGACCACCAGCGACGCCTCAAGGAAATTTCGAATTAGAAGAGGATATCGAAGTTAGTGTAGGGGCTTCTGACGGTGAGGAGGAGCGAGATATTGGCGATATCGCTTCTTTGGATGATGACGAAAAGATGATCGATATTGGTAATGTGGGCGGTCCACAGAGTGATGATGAATCTTTCGAAGGATTGGCAGGTCAGGATGATACCGGTCGTAATATCGCAAATATGAGTTTTAAGAAGATTGAAAAAAGCATTGTTGACTCTTATCAGCTTCTCGGCGATACGAAAGATCAGGATCTCTTTAGAGATTATCTGTTAACAAATTTAAAATTATATTTTGATAAATTTGAGGATGAGCTTGGCGCCGGGGCAGAGACAGAGCCCACTAATGATGAATATCAAAAAGAAAAGGAGAAGGCACCAGAAACAGAGGAGCCGGGTGCAGAAGAACCAGAGGGTGGCGAAGAGGGTGAAGAAGAGGGGGAAGAGGGAGAATTAGAGTTGGAGCTATAATATGAAAGAACACAGCCTCCTCAGAAAGTATAAGCGGGATGGCGTGATCGACGACCGCTTTGAGTCTCAAATGAGCAAAATATCTTTAGAGGACTTAATATCACTTAAATTGGAAATTGCCGCGAAAGCAGTAAAGGGAAAAATGTATGGATTTCCAATCTATTTTGCATTACCAGAAATATCTAGGGAAGCAGCATTTAAGTGGGCGTGCTCAATAAGCGAAACCAAGACAAATGCCGCTAGATTGCTCGGTATATCCCTATCAAGGTTCAATCAGGTTTACAAGAAGTTGAATATTGAAGAATTTTTTAAGAAAAGTACTTGATCTAATCTACACTCTATGATACCCTCTAAGTAACTTAGTTATTTGTTATTAGTACAGTGTTACTAGTCATTAGTAATTGGTCATTAGTAGTTAGTTATTAGTAGATAGACGGTGTGTTGTGGGTAATATACCTGCAACGGGGCATGGGTGGGCGTTCTTTTCAAATATGGGGACGAAATGGTTTCGACAGTGTGTTGAGAAATATTCGTGCAAGGCTGTGTGAGTGTGGCACAGTAAAAACACTCAACCTTTTAAACGCCAACGACAACGTTGAGTTTGATTACGCCTTAGCTGCTTAATCACGGGGTGGCAGCAACCTTGTTAACCAAAGCTGCAATCTAAGTTTCCAGTTTCTTTAAAGAGCTGGTGGTGCGCGGTGTGGGAAGTTTGTCAGAGTTCATAAACTGACTAACCTTGTGAATGACGAATATTTGGAAGCATATTGGACCGGGGTTCGACTCCCCGCGTCTCCACCACTTTTTGCGGCGTAGCTCAGTTGGCAGAGCAGATGGCTGTTAACCATCGGGTCGCTGGTTCGAGCCCAGCCGCCGCAGTTTTCTCTAAAAACTCTTGATAAAATCGTATATAGTGTTATATGTGACGTTGACTTTAGGAGGTTACAATGAGCGAAGAGAATATTGACCCGTCATTTGGTAAGTCGTGGGAAAATGCATTTACCTATAAGACTTTTAAGGCTGCCGATGAAAAGAGAAATAAAATTTTAGAGTCTGGCAAGAAACAAGTAAAAGTGAAACGTCGTAGTGATGGCGCTTTTGTTGTCAAAACAAGAAATATTACTATCGAAACTCCCAAGAAGACAAAAAAAGCAAAGAAGCAAAAACGGGGTAACAATGAGGGATAAAATTTGGATGTCTGAACCTTCGAAGCCTCCAGAGGAGAGGGAGCAGACTCATGAGATGCCTGTCATTGTTTTGGGAGGCGACACCGAGCCTCAAACAGACGACAGCGTAGAGGTGAATCAAAACAAGATCTTTTTTTACGCGGATGTTTCCCGTTCTGAAGTGCTCAAGCTAAACAAGCATATGGATAGTTTGCAGAAGAGATTGCAGACCAGTGCGATCCTTTTGGACTCCGACCCTGCTAATATTTTTCTTCATATTAATAGCTTTGGTGGTTCGTTGTTTGCTGGGCTGGCAGCAGTCGACTATATCAAAAAATGCAAAGTTCCGGTTCACACAGTTATTGATGGTTGTGCAGCCAGTGCAGCAACTTTGATGTCTGTTGTGGGACAAGAGCGAAAAATGCATCGCCATTCTTTTATGTTAATTCACCAGTTGTCAACACTTATGTGGGGCAAGTATGAAGATCTAAGAGATGATATGAAAAATAACGATCTTCTAATGAAGACAATTAAGGATATCTACATGGAACATACCAAGATTCCCAAGCGACAACTAAACAAAATCCTTAAGCATGACCTCTGGTGGGACGCTGAGACGTGTCTGAAGTATGGTCTGGTTGATGAAATCATATAACGACCGCGCGCCCTTAGCTCAGAGGTTAGAGCGCGGCTCTTATAAGGTCGTAGTCGCGGGTTCAAATCCCGCAGGGCGTACCATATTTTGGCACTGTGGCGGAATTGGTATACGCAACAGACTTAAAATCTGTCGCCCTTTCGGGATTGAGGGTTCGAGTCCCTCCAGTGCTACCAAACATGCTCCCGTAGCTCAGCAGGATAGAGCAACGGACTTCTAATCCGTAGGTCAGAGGTTCGAATCCTCTCGGGGGTGCCATATATTTAGGAGAAAAAATGGATAGACAAACTCAAATATTAAATGCTGCCGCAGCAAGATTCGTTGCACAGCGCGAAGAAGCTAGAGCAATTTTGCTTACATATGCAACCAACTCTGTAGGCATTGCAGACCATTCAAATATTGTGGATGAGGTTGTAGAATGGACGAGGAAACTGGCGGAAGCTGAGGATTGCTTAGCCGCCTTAAAACAATATTTTGTGCCGCCCCCATCTCAAGAGCCTAGTGATGGGTGAGGTGGGCTTAAATTAGTGTTCTAGGAACTCTAGGAGCTTTTCGTGTGTGGGACTAAACGACAGGAATGGGAATCGAGAGTAAACCGAGTGAATCATTCCAACTAGTTTTCCGCGCTTGTCAAAAACCGGCGACCCTGACGAGCCGGGTGCAGCGGGTATCGTATAGGCTGCTCTGCGAAAATTGACTACCCCAGAATACCTTCCCTCTAAGAAGGGTGTCATTTCGTCACTTGCGGTAGCCAAAGGGGAAGCCATATTATATACCTTTTCTCCGTATTTTGGTGCCGTCTGGCGAATTCTGATAGGCTTCCATCGAGTCATTTTCTTTGCTGTGAGAAGGCAGCAATCGATTGTGGGATCGATTCTGACTATATTCGTTTCGAAAGCTTGACCATTCTCAGCTAGGACCAGTATCTTTATATTGATTTCTTTTAGATTGGGGATGCCGTCTGTTAGATCGGCTGTGTCACATACGTGCCCAGCAGTAAGAATTTGGGATTCAAGATCATTTCTAGAAACAATAACTCCCGAGGCATAAGCCTTCATTGTGTTGCTCATACACTCATCTTCCGCAAAACACACGGTTACTGCGGCTTCGGCGATTATTCTAACGAATGATTCTCTAGGAGCGATATCCTCTATTCTGTTGGATACGTTGGTCGCGCATGACGAGAGCATAAAGGAAAAGCTCAATAAAAGCACTAGAAAAAGTGTCTTAAGTGGTGTATTATAAAGCATATCTGGTTATACTCCTGCGCTTGCTAAAGTAAGTAGGGACGAAAAACTTTTTTAGAAGCTTCTGAAAAGAAACTACTTATATTGAAAAGACAGGCGAAATGAAGAGAACCTATATTTTAGACACGAACGTTTATCTGACCGATTCCTCAGCGATCTTTGCATTTGGCAATAATGATATTATTGTCCCATTGAAAGTGTTAGAAGAGATAGAGAAACACAAAAAGCGACAAGATGGTGTTGGTGCGAACGCGAGAGCCACGATTCGTATGCTCGATCGTTTTCGTTCCCGTGGTAATTTGCACAAGGGAGTTAGGCTCGCGAAGGGCAAGGGAATATTGTCGGTAAAGGGATATGATTCCTCTTTATTGCCAGCAGAACTTGATCCAAAGGACGCTGATAATCAAATTATCGGCACCGCCGTCACTGAAAAGGCAGGAGCCCACCCTCGCCGCCGAGTTATAATTGTATCTCGCGATATCAACATGCGGGTAAAATGTGATGCTTTGGGTGTGCTGTGTGAGGATTATCGCGTCGAGAAGGTTGTCGAAGACACCTCGAAACTTTTTACGGGCTTAACTAAACACTTGGTTGATGATCAGGTGGTGGATGCTTTTTATTCTGGTGAGGACGTTTTCTTGGAACGAGACGAGGTTGTTCTGTTCCCCAACCAGTTTGTGATGTTAGTTTCTAGTGCAAATGAAAAGAAAACCGCTCTGGCGCGTTTTGTGGATTATCAAAGTAGGCTGGGACAGATCGTTGAGCACAAAAGTGGAACATGGGGCGTATCGCCGAGAAATAAAGAACAATCATTCGCCCTCAATTTGCTATTAAGTCCAGATATACCCATTGTTTCTTTGATTGGGCGCGCAGGATCGGGAAAAACTCTTCTCGCCATGGCGGCAGGCTTGCAGCAAGTGCTCGACGACGGAATATATAAAAAATTAGTTGTTTCCCGACCTGTACAGCCCATGGGAAAGGACATAGGTTTCCTACCCGGTTCCTTGGAGGAAAAAATGAGACCATGGCTGATGCCCATTCAGGATAATCTAGAATATTTAATGTCCGACAAAACTGCTTTTAACATGTATCTTGAACAGGGCGTGATTGAAATAGAGGCATTGACCTATATTCGTGGGCGATCGATCGCCAATGCGTATATCATTATCGATGAGGCACAGAATCTCACAACTCACGAATTAAAAACCATCATTACTCGCGTCGGCGAGGGAACAAAGATTGTTTTGACTGGTGATGTTGAGCAAATCGATAGTCAATATTTGGACTCGACCACTAATGGATTGTCCTATGCTATTGAGAAATTTAAGCCGCACGAGCTTTCAGGACATATCACGCTTCTCAAGGGAGAGCGTTCTAAAGTTGCTACTCTTGCAGCAAAAATACTTTAACTTTTCTGTTAATATGTAGCATAATATATAGAACGCTCGACAAGGAGGAAAATATGTCTAAGAGTACTAAGAAAAAGCAAGAAGCTGTGGAACAGCAGGAAATTCCAGAAATCACTCAGCAGGAATACATCGAAAAGTATATGGAGCATCTTCAAGCGCCCATTGAGAAGGTTGACTCGGGGCTGAAAGAGGTAGTTGTAAACTACGTCGGAGAAAAGATGAAGCCGGAAAATGATGAAGTCTCCTTGGAGATGGTTATCGAGACTTTCGCTAACGAATTCCCTGATTTTCTTATGCCTATTGCAGAGGAGAACTTTATCAGAGGATATTCCCAAGCGATGATGGATGTGGAGAACCCCGATTTTATGAAGAACATCATGGCGGCAACTGGAAAAAAGGCTGAATGAAGTCTTACATTGAGAGCAAGGTAAAGTCAGGAAAAGAAAAAGCCAACACTCTTCACGGTAAAGACATTGTGATGGTTGTGGATCCGCTCCCTGAAAATATTTCTCTCGATAGGGTCTTGAGAAAAGTGGAGGCGTATATTCCTTCAGCCATGACTGTTGAGCTTGATGCTGTGTATATAGGTGACTTCGAAATACTTAAGCAGCGCAGTCTTCAGGCTTTGTATTTCGAAGGGACCATATATCTGACAAATGAACAGGAAGATGAACACGACATGTTTGACGACTTGATTCATGAGATATCTCATGTCGTTGAAACTCTTGCAAAAGATTTTATTTATTCCGATGGAACGATTCGGAATGAATTCTTGGAAAAACGTCAGAAATTGTTTGACATATTGGAGATAAACGGTTATAGTGTATCATGGAAGAGGATGTTAAATCACAAGTTTGATCAAGAGCTTGACAATTTCTTCTATTGGGAAGTGGGATATGATAAGCTAAGAACACTGATAGACGGGCTTTTCATTAGTCCATATTCAGCCACTTCTCTCAGGGAATACTGGGGGAAGGGATTTGAGAAATATGTCCTTAAAGACCGGTCTTACTTATCCAAAGTGAGTCCCAAGCTTTATGACAAAATAGAAACTCTCTTTACGAGAACTTATAACGGAGAACAAATATGATTTATCGATCTAAGAAATTGCAGCCAGAAATTAAGACAGGCGTGTCTGAAAGGACTTTGCAGGTCGAAGTCGTCTTGCCCGAGAGGAAGAAGAAGGGTCGCGAAGTGACTCAGGTTAGCACCAAGCAGGTGCTTGAATACCTAGAGGCAATGAATATTGCCCATGGGAAGCTGCTTTCTGGACCCGATTCTATTAATAATCGCGAAGGTGAGAAGTGCGCTTGCTGGGTCTTTGAAAAGAGAGATCTCAGAGTTAAGCATGTAGCCACAAAACCCAGCAAGACTGGCACAACAAAACCCAGCAAGACTGGCACAACAAAGAAGGGCAAGTAATGCCACATATATCTTTTTCTGAATTGAAGATGTGGAGCGAGTGCCCCTACAAACGGAAACTTGCATACGGAGATCGGATTAAGGGATTTCAAGGGAATCTTTATACTGCGTTCGGT